TGTTCCGTATTGAAATGCCACCCTTCTGATTGGATCGCTCTGTTTGTTTCGTCTAATACGGTTTCTGCTTGGACAACTGTTACTGGTACGCTTGTACCTCCTAATGTATTTACTGGAGCTTCTCCTATAACGGAGATCATTGTATTAACAGCGTTTAATTTAGTAGTCAGTGCCATAGCTTTAAATAGAAAAGAAAGAGTTCTCGGTAGAGGGGAGCGGAACGAATCGCAGACCTCCCCAGCACCGAGAGAGAGTGGTTAAGCAATAAGCTCGATAGCACACTCAGGACGGAGAACTCCGTGACCCATAGCGTACTTCGCAACAAATAGCGTACCTTGACGCTCGATCTGATACTCGGATTCGGTAGCGAGATCAAGCAGTTTAACGGTTCCAACAGCAGCACTGTGTCCTACGATACCGCGGGTATTGCTGAAGTCAGCGTCATAACCGTCAGTAGCAGCGAACAAATCGTTGCTTGCACCAGCGTCTCCTGAGTTTGTTCCGGAAGCGGAAGACAAGTCAGTTGAAGGGATGTGGTTGGATTTGTAGATACTGATACCTGCAACCTGTGGTACATTACCACCAGCAAGCGATCCTACTCCTCCGACATCTTTATTAGCAGCAGAAGCAGCAACAGAGAAAGCACCTCCAACGTCAACGCCTGTTACTAACTTGTAGTAATCTTCAGGGCGTAAAACGCAGAAACGTCCATCTTCAGCAACGTCGTTCTCGTCAAGCTTTTGAGCAGCAGCAAACATAGCAGCAACCAACTCAGCACCTGTAAACGCTTCAGGAGTGCCAGCAACAATGTTGGTAACACCAAACTCAGCGTCAGCAATGTTGTAGCGTCCACCTGTTTTAGGTGCTTGTGCAAGGTTAGTAGCAGAACGAGCAGCACCTATGAATGACTTAGCGATAGCTGTGTCAAAACGAACAGCAAGAGCCTTACCCAACTCGTTAGCGTAAACGCTGCGGATGTCGTAGTGATTCTTTACGTCGTCGATGTTAGCCAAGAAAGTAGAAGCAAGAAGCATCTTATCGATGTTAATTACTTTCTCTGTCTTATGGATGTCGCTTAGGTATGTAGCACCTGAACCTGCTTCGGCAATGTTTTCACCGGGTGTGTGGTAGGAAGCAGAAGCTACACCTGTTACTGGGAATTGAGCGGATTTACCGGACTCAATAGTTCTAATTGTATGTAGAGGTTTAAAGATGTTAGACTCTTCGAAGGTCTGCAAGATTTCACCGCTGAACTTTTTAAGGAACAAAGCGTTGTCTTGCTCGAAACTTCCGTCCGAGGCTCCACCTATAAATCCTACACGTGAGGGGGATGTTAATCCATCAGCCATAATATATAATCTCCTATGTTGTAGTTATTTGTTAGTTGTATTTGGGTGACTTTCACTTCTTTCGTCAACACAGGATTGTCTACCGCAGTAGGTCGAGGGACTAATTGTCGCTAGTTGTCTAAAAATTATTACTATAAGTAAAAACAAAAAGTTCTTGACTGTCAACCTCTTCGACCGCTTGGCCCGAAATAAAAGCCTAAGATACAAGGTAGTATTACTGTGCATCCCATAAGGCTGATGTGTCCAGAAGATATAACGAGCGGCTTCTGAGCTGCAGGCCAACTGATGAGTCCAAAGAAGACTTCGTTGATTCCTTCTCCGTCTGCGTTTGTGATGGTAACGATCTCTGCTGTGGGGAAGAGGGTGCAGAGGATGATACAAGCACAGAGCGTCGACACCCCGATAACAGCAAGCACACGACGAGTAAAAGAAACAAATTCCCCATTACCTCCTTTATTGATTTCAGCTTGTAGTCCAAGGAAATTATCATTGTTACGAGCCTCTCTCGCCATCTCAAGATCGTGCTTTTGTTGCTTGCTTTCAAAGATATAACCGAACACACCTTTAAGAATAGCACCCATAGCCGTACTACCACCGCCCGTAATGAACAACATAAGTAACTCACCCATCTCACTGTGCTCCGTATCGCATTGTGTCTAATAGTTCTTCATGTTTACCGAGTTGTTTCTCTACGAACATCAGTCTCATGTTTTGCTGTGCGTCATCAGGTAACGCTCCTAACTCACCTCTGGGCCACTTCACACGAAACTCAGCGTTAAGCTCTACGTCGTGTTTAAGTCTTAGTATTTCTAAATCTAAAGCATTAAGCTTATTCCATAACACGCTATACCCCCACACAGCTGTGCCTACAATAGCTATTACTTTTGCTACGAATGCAAGGTTGGCTTTGACCTGCACGTTTTCTCCTAATTCTGTTGCCATGTCTTTAAACATAACGATGAAGGTAGAAGGTCAGCAAACTAAAAAGAGAAGGACGGCCTTGGAGCGTCTAGCGAAAAAACCTATGCAAACCAAAAAAGCACAGGGGAAAAATCTAAAAGCCCAAGACCGTCACACACACATCTATTATGAATTAACTTATAGTCTACTCACAGAAAGTCTTCTGTCAATCTCTTCATGGTACGCTTTGTCTCCTGACTTATATCGAGGATCAGACTGAGCACGGGCTAGTTCCTGCATTGATTTAAAAGGCATAGTAGAACCACCAGTAACAGCTCCTTGTACAAGTTTAGGTGAGGAACCATTAACCTGTGTGTATCTATCATAAAGAGATTTAACTGCGAACTTAGCTTGTTCTTTAGTTCCCGTAGTAACAATATCATCAAATGCATCGATCTCCTCCTGTCCTAAGTTGTCGTTAGCCCACTCAGCCATAGCGTCAAACTGTCCGTTGGCTACACTCTTTATTTCTCCTTCTTCAGATTGTAACAGAGCTTGTTGACCAGCTGCATAGCTATCGACTAACTCCTTTGGGAGACCTGCTTTAGCAAGCTTCTCATATGTTTCCTCAGATAGCTGACCATCGTTTTCAAAGAACTCTTTAGAAGCATCAACAACAGCATCATTATAGTCAGCGTTCTCGTTATCGTCAGGCTTGTCATCCTGTACATCTCCTTCATTGTCCTCTGTAGTTTCTGTTGGTTGCTCTTCGTTAGTGCCTTGTCCCATCTTTTTCTCAAGCTCGCTGTAAGCATTAGCCATGTCTTCGGGACTCTTAAACTTCTCAGGTAGCCAATCAGGCCTATCAACCTGTTGCTCCTCTCCAGCTTGTTCTTCCGATATTGTTCCCACAGCTTCTGCTGCGTCATCGGGTTCAACTTCGCTTTGTACTTTCTCATTAATCTCTACTCGGTGTAATTCTGCCATCTCTTTTATTCTTCCGGTTGTGGTTGTTCTTGTTGTTGTGCCATGTACTGCTCCTGTGCTGCGTTGACGGCAGGTGCGACTGCGGGTGCTCCGAGCTTCTGTGCCATCTCCATCATCTGAGCTTGCTGCATAGCTTGCTGAATTTCTTCTTCCGTCTTGATCAAGCCTTCGGTCTCAATGCCTAGAGCTGTAGCACGACGTTTAAAATAGTCATTAACATTTAAGTACTGAGTCACTGCTTGTGGCCCTACTACTTGGTTAGCTCCTGCAAGGAATAAGTCTAGTCGTTGTAAGTCGTTACCTCTACCCAAAGCTTCTACTCCTGTAACAATGGTAGGCTTAACAATATCTTTAGGTAGCTTAGGCAGTCGCTTCTCTTTGGACATCTTATCCATCAAGCGAGTAACGATAGGTAGTTGTAGCTCCTGTGATAACAAAGAGTAAAGACCACCAAGTGCAGCTTCTAACTCCTGTCCTAGCATCCGTATCTCTTCAGCTGTTACACGCTCTGCATCTCTTACCACACCGCTCGTCAACAGGAATGCTTGGCTCAGTCTATCTGTTATACCTTGCATTGTTGTTTGAGCAGTACGGAAGTCGTTGAACTTATTAAGCTGGAGTACTGATACATCTCCTTCAGACCCTTGCACGATAGCTCCGTTAGGTGCTTCTGCTAATGTACGAGAGCGAGTAGTACCGTTAGGATTAACCATGAACAACACCTTAGCTGCTGCTGCACTACCCTCTACGATTGCTTTTGTTAAAGCTTCAAGACTCTTGATGTCACCGATGTACTCCTCAACAAAACCTCTACCGTAATCTTCTCCGTCGATCTGTGTATAGCGTAGCGGTAGCCAAGGTGACTTCTCAATCGGATACTCTCCTATGCTTTCCTCAATAACAATACCTTTAACATCTTGCTGTACTTTAAACTTATCTCCTTCTCGTATAACTGAGGTGTATAGGTCGCAAGTGTTCTCCTTCTCCTGACGATATACTTCTTCTCTTACAGACTCAGGCAACATCATAGGTGCTACTGATTCTTTAATAGCTATGTGTGTAACATTACCCATTGGGTCTCTCTTCACAACATAACGATCAAGTCGGAACACACGCATACCACCCTCATCAGGTAAGTACAACAGACTGTTACCACTGATAAGAAGATTCTTTAGTGCTTGGAATATACCGTTCCTAAAGTTCTGTACTTCAACTTCTTGTGACACGCTACGCTCTACATCAGCCAACGCTTTCTCTAGGTCGCTGCGTAACTGCTCTGCTCCCTCTGGCCCTAGCTCCTGCTTTGCTTTGTCTAACTCATAGCGGTCAATAACCAAGCGGAAGAACGGAGCGTTAGGTGGCAGTAGTGCAAGCAGTAACTTAGACGCTAGGTTCAACACACCTCTAGCTCCTATGCCTTGATAAGGTGTGTAGTATTTAGTAGCGAAGTTGTGACCGTCAGGTGGTAGAACATACGGCAGGGTCAACTCAGAAGAGGTACGACCTCGATCTAAGAAAGAGTACCGTTGATTCTCTAACGAGTGATATAGACCCTGTGCTGTTTCTTGCATATCTTAAATATTAATGAAGAGCAGTCCATGCACTGTTAGCGTAACCGTAGAACTTATTTAAATCTGTGTCGTATACCATCTCACCGTTTGTGGGCGAAGCTATAGCGTTACGCTGTGTTGTTGTCATTCTCGGCATGACTACCCCACCTGTAGTAGAGGACACTTCAACTTTGTCTGGACCTACTTCCATTCTTGACTCTAAAGCTCCACTTTTGCGTACGCTAAAATCAATCTTTGAGTCTTCAGATGTGTTTGTTGGGTCAACTATTACGCCTTGGATGTTAGCGTAGTCTTTTGTGCCTCCACCGCTGTGTTGTCCTCTGAACTTTAAAACACCTATATTGTCATTCGCTGCTGGAGATGCACTGTTTCTATATAAAGTTAAGTCAGGACTGTTTGAACCTCCGTTGTCTGTAACTTCCAAGCGTAGCATATCGGCTGTGCCCGCGTCCACAATGTGCAAAGGAGCATCTGGATCCTCCGTACCAATTCCTACCTTGCCGTCGGAGTCGATAAGCATTCTTACGTCATTTCCTGAACCGGTTTCAAGACGAAGTTTACTGTCAGTGCTTGAAATTCTTACCTGATCATCCGATCCATCTTTTAAAACAACGGAACTTATAGCCGTTCCATCAGCGGAGTCTCTTTCTAAAATTAATGTTGAAGCAGGTGACCCTACAATGTGCAAAGGAGCATCAGGACTATCCGTACCAATTCCTACCGCTGTCGTG